TTTCTGTTCCGGTATAATATGCTGGACTAACATATCCTTGCTTATCTTGTTTAAAGCTTTCTAATATTTCCATTTGAGATGCAGTAGCTTCGCTCTTATATTTTTCATATAGAGTTTTATCTAAAACGCAATGTTGCATTTCATAGAATAAACCTTCTACATAACGATTGTAGATATCATGCCAATATCCGATATTATGTTTGGCTACAGATTGTTCAAAGCTTTGAGCCATATGTTGAAGCTCCAGCATATAACGTTTTACTCCCATTATATTGAACCATTGGAATTCATCATGATCTATCTCTGGGGCTATTTGAGATAGGACACGTTGAAAGTTTTGTGGAGGCCACGCTGGTGGTTCAACTCCATATAAACGACAAAACTCAATGAGTTTTCTTTGGCTGCTAAATGAGATAAAATCAGGTTCTTTTGAACTTTTTGGTATTTTAGATATATTGATACCGGAGCCATGATTAGCTACAAAATAATCAGATACATTACCTCCATAACAATATGGATCTAGTCTATATTTTAGCATAAGATGATGCTAACACGATAAGAAAACAAATTATACAAATATATTATGAGCGATCCCCTCGCCCGGGACGAGGACCAATCGATTCCGATCTAGAGGCTGCGGGTGCTCTGCCGGGAGGTGTAGTTGGTGTAGTTGGAGTGGTTGGAGTTAAACCACCTGGAGTTGCGCCTGGAGTGCTGGGCGTTGCTGACGTAGATACACCACGAGCTGTTGCATATATTTCTGCCACTCGACGTTCCAAATCGGCTCTTTCTCTAGTGGCTGTGGTTTCTGCTTCTGCAACTAGTCTTCGGGCGCTATCTTCTGCTGCTGCCGCCGCCCGTTCACCAGATGGCAGTTGCGGTGCTCTCGGCACATCAGAAATTTCCTCTTGTATTGGACTTCTTCCAGTTGAGCTTGTCCTTCCTCGACCTCTGCCACCTCTTCTAGAAGAAGTTGACGGCTCTGGCGTACGTTCACTCGAACCCTCACCTCTCCGAGCACTTATTTCATCAAGTTGTCTTACGGCTGTTTCAAGTTCTCTTATATAATTTCTATATTGGCCAAAACATGACAACGCTACGAATTTAATATTACTAGAAAATTCTCCTGATCCAAGTTTATGTTCAATTCCGTTAACCATGTAGATATCATCGGCTGTTGTATTAGTGTTGAAATCTATGAAAAATTGAGTTGCATATCCGATTAATGGGCAACCATATGAATCTACACTTAGTTCAACCGGCAATATTTGCATTGGAAGATTTCCTAAATCTTGTCCATTTGGTCTTAGCATTTCATTTCCAGTTGGTGATCTGACCAATGCTAACGTATTTGCTGCTTGATCATTAATTGTTGTTAAATTAGCATTTTTAATCAATGAATTTTTGGCACCATGAATAATATAAGGAGTTGTTCTATAAATAAAAGCTTTTAATGCTTCTGGGCCTCCTACAACTTCATATCCACCACCTTCTGTTGCTCTTGCTACAATACCATTTGCTTCTGCTTCTCTAAGCAGTTGCTCATAATTTTGTTGAGAATTTGCATTTACTTCTGAAGTTATTGTTCCTGAAGCGCCGGAAGGTGCAGGTCCAGCTTCTACAGATGAATGATTAGGTATTTCTAACATTCCATTTCTTTGAGCCTGCAATATTGAGCCTAAACCCTCATAAGCAGTACTTCTTTCATCAAAGATATGAATTCTAGCAATTGTTTTTTCATTTGCAGGTTCTGATGACTCGGATTCGGTCGTTACTCTGCCAGGCAAACATTCAATTACAAAGTTTAACTGAGGAATTCTGAATGAACCATCTGGCGTAACATTATTTAACACTTCGTTTAATCTAGCATTAAATCTTGCCCCGTCGCTTTCAACAGGTACTGTGCTTGTAGTTGTTCTGCCATCTTCTGTTCTTGTTTCTGTTCTATATAAAGCATGACCTCTATTATCTGTTAAACCATATGATTGTTGAGAAGGATCATCTAGAATGTTCGATGTTAAAAAAGACCAGAAATCACGAATGGTAAACTGTCCGGATCTGGTAACATGCTGTAAGCGATATTCTGTATATTTTTCTTCAAAATCTTCAACGTTGATAATGAAGTTTGCAATATTAATATATCTGGCAAATCCCGCATATTCATTAAATGGATAGAAAACTAGTTGAACATCATCAAATTGATTTGAAGCAGCCAATGGCTTGCCCATAAAGACACTTAATATATTTCCAAGACTAACAGCACCTCTTGGAATTGGAGAAGAACCTGCTAGTCTTGCATTATAAGCAGCTAATCTTGCCGGATATTCTCTTCTATATCTTTCTTCAGAAGCTACTCGAGCAGCCCGTGCCTCCGGTGTTTCTGTCACTTCGGGTGTTTCAGGTGTTTCTGTTTCAGTACCTGATAAACTAGCTGAAGATTCTTGAGGCACGCTTGCGGCTGTAGGTGTTGCAAGTCTTTCTGAATAAGCTGCAACTACTCGATCAGTCGTAGATGGTCGTGCGACTCTTTCTGCTACTGCTACTCCCACCCCAAGAACAGCTCCAAGTGCCATACCAACAGGACCAGCAATGGCGCCGCCGAGAGCAGCACCGCTAGAAGCTCCTGCAAATAATTCTGCTCCCAAAGAAGGCTCTGCAATTCTATAATCAGCAAAACCAGCCGAGCCTGGAGTGGTAGCAGCTCGTGGTGTAGCTGGAGCTGGCACAACAGAAGGAGGTGCTTCTTCTGCTGGCGCTGGTCTTCTAGGGGCTCCAGCACGCAATCTACGATTTCTTCTATCGATAGCAGGATTAAACGTTCCAATTAAGAAAGGATCTTCTTCGCCTTTCTTAAGATTACGCATAATATCATGTATTTGATTTTGAATTTGAGAACGTAATTGTTCTAATAATGGAGCACTAGAGGTTCTATTTGGTCCAGTTCTAGAACTATCTCTTCCTGGACCATATAATTGAGATAACAAATCACGCAATCTAGTTATATCTTCAGTTTGATTAAGAGCTCTTAAACTAGCTTCTAATCTTCTAAGCTCTTGCCTTTGTTCTCTGGTAAGAGTTAAATTGCTATATGCTTCATTAACGGAATTTAAAAACTGAATTCCACGAATTTCAGGATTACGAGTTGTTCTACTTGTAGAACCTGTTGCAGTAGCAGTTTCAGTACCACTAGTTGTTGTTGTTGATTCCGGAGGATTTAATGCCGCACTATTACTTCGAAGTTCTGCTATCGTGTCGATTATGCTATTGATTTGTGCTAAAGAATTTGTAATATCAACATCTCCAGTAGCTATAGATTCTGTAGTGAGAGCGCCTTCCCCTACTGTTGCTAAATCTAAATCGATATCTATTTCGCCGTTTTCATTGAAACTAAAATTAGAGTTTGTAACTTGAAATTTTTGTTTCTGTCTCATTCCATTTATTAAGTCGGCATATAAGTTATTTGGATTCGAATTATTTTCAGAATCCATATGACACCATCCCCATTCTATTAATATTTCTGTATTTCCACGAATATCTGGACGAACAAATTGTGCGATTTCATTCAATCGTGAGCGATCATGAAGAACCAAGGATAATTTTCCTGTTCCATATCCATATGCTGAATAAGCTTGACGAACTGAAAAATTAAAATCTTTAAGACTCATAAATGGTCTAAATTTATCTAGAACTATATTTCCAAAGTTATCAACATTTGTAGCAGCATCCGGATTAACTAACGTTTGTGGCATTAAAAAAGCTTCCATACCAACGTTTGTATATATCTCTGGACGATCTGGTGATATCGGTTGCCTTTGTTGCTCATTAGCTGTGCTTAATTGATTTAAAACTGTTCCTGGTGCTGCCTGGGTTCCTCCCAATAAAAACTTATATATTGTCGGACTAACTAATCGGTTTTGTCCCGTTCTTTGAACTGCAATATCTGGAACAAGTATATTAACTTCTAGATAAGGAATTGCTCTAGACATTTCTATTGCTGGAATTGCGTTGAAGAATAATGAACAAGCGTTTGAGAAGCGATTTGCTATGCTTATTCTGCTAGTTTGAGACAATATTACAGAAAGACCGGGTTTGTTTTTAGAAGGTTCTTCTGAACCTTCCGCCAAAAGATTGGTATCAGAAACTAGCTCTTTTATACTAGCATTTTTCATAGTTGTTAGGAATTCTGGAAATGGCATATCATGCGAATACTGTGCATCACTAACGATATGAAATATTTCTTGATATCTTTGTTGTAACTGTTGAACTGCATTCGCATCTTCTCCAGTTGGCGGACTAACAATTCCCAATCGATTTGCAAGAAATTCTAAAAGTTCTTTTGTTGTATAGGCACCTATATTAACATCAAGAAATGCATTGACTATTTCTCCCATTACAGTATCTTGTTCCGCTTGAGGCGAAGAAGCCGATGAACTACTTGCCGCTTCGGTTGGAGCAGAACCAATTGGATTTATTCCTGTTCCTGCGCCGCCCGCCGCAATATAATTTGACAATTGACGAGTAGTTCGCAAATCATAATATTTGCTTAACTTTTCAACTGCTAATTGTAGTTTTCTTTCTCTGTTGGGCATAATAATCAGTTAATATATTTTGATATTTCTTCTAATTTTGGTAATTTTAATATTGTATTAGAAGGAACTTGCATTCCCCATCCAATTTCGCTAGCAGCAGCGATTAACCACCATAGTTTTCCATCGTTATAATATTGTCCAGCAATAATATCTAATCTTTCATTTTCTTTCGTTACGTATGTAACAAAAGAAACGTTTCCATTATTTAGATTTTCTCTAACGATAGGTATTAAATTTGATGTTCCAAATTTTTTTCCGGCAATAATAACTGGTGTTCTCGTATATCTACGCAATGTCATTATTCACCTCCACCGACTCTTGGTAATGCCATATAATCTCTTGTTTTATCATTTTGGGCACGCCGACGTGAAACGTCAGCCGGATCAATCTTGCCTAGAAGAGTTGAAGCAATGCCAACTTGATAAACCGGGGCAACATTAAATCCAGAAGCGTCAATACCAGGAGTAATATCGTGAATAACAGTTCCACCCATCGATATCCGAACCCACATAGGAGCTCGTGCCGAATCATATGACGGATTCCAATCGGTTTCCCATCTGCTATCTTGCCAATCAATCTCGAGATTTTTAAATGCTACAGCTATACCTTGACCAGATGTTGATTCAAAAGCTTGCATAATTGGATTATTTTCTCCAAAAAAATTGTTAATAGCATCTCTTTCAATCTGATTTCGTTCTTGTCCAGTAGAATTAGCACTCGCACCTATTTCTTCGTTGGCTTTTTGAGTTGCAAATCTTGTCAACCATTCTTCATCAGGGGTTAAAACGTTTAATGGGCTTCGATAAGTATCTCTTACTCGTAATGCCAAATCAATATCGGCAGCGGTGAAGCTACTCTCAGCAGATAAATCTGTGCCTAAAAATATTACGCTAGCGCCCGAGCCTATACGTGAATCATTTCTTAAACTTTCCCAAGTTTCCGATGGAACATTTGGATTTGGAACTCGTAATATAAAATTGTTGTTTGTTACTACGGGTGGAGGCATTACAAACTCAACTTCATATTCACAAACAAATTGATTTGCACCCTCATTTATAATAGGATCAAGAATTACACGTGTAACTTTTAATGAATAGGGACCAGCAGCTATAGGACGAGGAAGATAAAGCTTGCCTGTGCCTGATGCTCTTGGAGTTGTTCCAGAATCTGGTGAGACTCCGAATATATCATTTTCCGCTTCATATGTTGCCTCGGTCATTTCAACAGTATCAGGTATATTAATAATGATTTGATCACCAACGCTAAGTGCGCCAACTAAAATATTATTTCTAAGTAAAGTACTCCAGCGTTCAATTGCACGTAGATATCTGTCATTTACAGAAAATCCGCCAGAACCGGTTATAACATTAAAGTTATTACCACCAGCAGTTAATCCAAATAATCTAGCTACATTAAATCTACTATAATTTGTTTTCCAAACGTCTCCAAGTCTTAATCTTATAATTGGAGAAGAACCTGGTATTTGAGAAAAGGGTTGAATAAATTTGTTTCCATCGGGAGTAGTAATTTTTCTTCCTTCTGTGTATTGTGGATAAATCATTGTTACTAGTTTATTGATTTTCCACCACATGTTGCTGTGATCTTCTTTGTTGGTTGCAACAATAAAAAAGGAAACGTTTATATCACGTGTTGTTCCTTTATATGTGTGTATAGGTTCTACTCTTCCATATGACGTTGTAGAGTTCCATTCAACATTAAATCCATCTTTGCTACTTTCCAAGAAAGCATGAAATGAAACAACTTCATTTGTTCTTAAATCATGAAAATAAAAAGGCATATAACTTGAATTCAATTTTGCCTCTAAATCATCCACGACGAGCTTAGATATTCTTGGCGTATCTACAGATATTCCGCCCAAGTTTCGCAAACTAGATATTGTAGCTATACCATTAGCATCAACTTTTCCTGCCCCTATTTTTATATTATTTGGAATAATAAATGCTGAAGGCGTCGTTGATGTGCCATGTGCTAATGTTGTTTTGTCACTTTGAGACAAACCATATGGTCTTTTCAATCTGTCTTTTTTAATAAGAGCAGATAAATTAATGTTTGCTCTAGGTTGTAATTCGTCTGTTGCTCCTGAATATGAATCTTCTATTCTATTAATATAAGATGGGGCAAAGTTAGTCGATATCCCAGGCTGATAAGTAATTTGATTAGTGCCGTTATATTTTTTAGCACTTGCACCAATGGTAATTAATTGACGAATAAATCCTATTAATCTACCAGAAGTTAATTGTTGAAAAACTTTAAATGCTGCTGAAGCAACAATTTCAACGCCAGAAGTTGTATCTCCAGCATTCTTTGCTATGTTTAATCCGGTTCCAACAGTAGTATCAACAATTAATCGGTTAATAGAACGAATAGTTGTGGCATACCATCCGGTTTCTCGATATAGACGACCTACAGTTACAGCCTGCACTACAGACAAAGTAAATTCGAGAGCAGAACCTGGATTGTTCAAACGAGGCAAACCAAAGAACGTAACAAAGCCTACTTGAAAATCAACTAAATCTTCGTCGCTTCTTTTCAGTAACGCAGCCAAACCAGTAAGAACTAAAGATAAGGCACCAAGCTGAATTGCTATACCGGGAACGCTGGCAACTGTATTTATATTATCATATGCATTTAACCATGTGTTATAACTGCCGTAGCTCGTTTTGCCAAACTGTTCAAGTTCTGGGGATGAAACGTTGTTATAGTCCGGATAAATCGATTCTAAAATGTTACTTGGAATTGTAGAATTGAAATCTACAAGACCACCTAATCTAGCAGTTCCAGGTGCTAGCGTAGCTACTCTTGCTAAAGCTACTTCATCCGAATTAAATGCATTTTTAGGAACATAATATTCTCCGGCAGCCTTTAAAGTTATTTGGCTACCGATAGATTGCATCATATCTTGATTGGCTAAGAAATTACCTTCAGCAGATACGTTTCCAGTTTGACTACCGCCATTTGGAACCGTAGGAGCAATCTTAGAATATTTTCCTAAAGTAGTTTGCAGCACCACACGACCAACATTAGATTCCTTTTCTCTAACCGTATTTGCCGTGCTACTGCCTTGAATAAATTTATTATCCGGATTATTGCTATTTTCTCTTTCTAATGTGCGACCTATAGAAGCAGGCAATTGCGCATCTTGGCGATTTAAATTGATCTCGGCTAGTAAAACTTTATAATCTTTTGTTTCTGAATTAGCGGTTGTTGCTCGCCCCTTTACAACGTTAATATCTAGATTGTCCGCATCAGATATTGTTTCAAATATAGTTTTAGCGTTGCCAATTATAGCTCTTTGCGTAAACGCATTTCCATCACTACCTGGAGCTTCATCAGATATTGATGTTGGATATCCGTTTTCTGATGTAAGATTAATCTCTGTTCTTTCCGTGGCTATGCCATATTCATTATGACCCTCTTGAACAGTTCCAACTGCCATAGCATTAGCAATACGTTTAGTATCTTGATTATAATCTTCTGAATTAAATACAAAAGTATTTTCTTCCCCACTAGCCGTAATAATAATACTAACGGTTCTTTTGTTTTGAGCAGCTAAAACTTCTCTAACAAGTTGTGGATATTGATTTGCCATACGTATAACTACTTGTTATCTGATTTTTTTGTAGCCTCAACTATATTTTTAACAGGCACCAATAAATTAATTTCCGTATTATCCACAAAATTCTTTAAAGAGTCGATAATATATTGCCTTTGATCTTCAGGGTAGTTTTCAAAAAGCTTTTTATAAGCTTCATGCTTCATTAATTCATCAAACAATGACATTATAATCTCCTGTTATCAGCCCCCGGAGCCGCCACCGGATCCACGTCCTGCGGTCGCAGGACCGCCGGAGCCAACTACAAATCTATTACGTCCGGTGCGTGCTCTATCAATCAATACATTTTCTAGGTCACGTGCATCAATACTTACATTGAATGTTACTTCTATAGAGAAGTTTCTATTGTTTATAGTTAATTCTCCATTATTAACTCCAAGAACATTTCCAAGACGTTGCAAGCCGGTATTAATGTTGATTGGATCCAAATTTAATAGTTCTGAATTGATATCATTTACTTTTCCAACTAATTCTTGAATAGTGTTTGCAATCCCAGTAATTTTGTCAGTTACTCCATTGGCATTAAAACTATCAGAATTGACAGTTCCAAGTATAGTAGATACAACAGATAAGGTTTCCGGAATTCTCTGCATTCTTTCAACTAAAGTTTTTGTAAACGAAGATAAGTTAGCCTGGAATTCTCTGCTTCCAACTAATCCTCCTAATTCGGTTACTATTGCATCAATAACTGTTCTAGTATCACGCAACATATCATTAATATTTCGTGGAGAAGCAATTCCTCTAGCACTTTGCCCTCCTCGGCCCATAAGAGAGTCTAATCCTGTTCTAAAATCTGGAGTATTAATTGCAGTAATCAATCCCAGAATATCTACAACAGCTTTTGCTTTTTCACCAATACCACGTGGTAAGTTACCAATACCAGATGTTAATAATGATTGAACTATACTTTTAATTAAGCCACCGCTCTCTGGATTAAAGAAAGTTGTTATGACTTGTTCTAATGAGCCTAATAACGAAGTTATAGATGCTGGATCAAAAAGTCTTAATGTATCTTCAGTAGCTTCTGTTCCCTCACTTAAAGCCCTTCGAACTTCTACTGTTCCAATTTCTTTAATAGCAGTTAATAATCCAACTACGCCATTTATTACAGATACAACTGTTTCTGCTCCTTTGGCAACACGATTTACTTCTATTGTTGTTAAACCAGAAGTAGCGTTTGACATTGCTTGGAATATTGGACCAATGCTGGTTCGCATGGAAGTAAATATTGTTTCGAGACTACTAGCCAAATTTGTCGGCAAAGAGGTAGCTACACGTTCAGCAGCAGCAATTCCTTCACGTGATGTTCCATTGGCTATAGCTTCAACAACAGATGAATCAACTTTTAAATTTTGCGTTAATGTTCCTATAAAACTAAGAACAGAACTTATAATAGAACCAAGTGCCCCAAGACCTTTTACTTGATCGGCGGATAAACCTCTCATATTAGCAGTTGATGTAGAAATCAAGGTTGATATTGTATCAAAAATCCCACTACCTATAACGGCACTCAATATCCCTGTAATTCCACTAATTATAGCATCTAACTTTTTCGTTACTGGATCTGTTTTTGTTTGCAAATATAACATTCCAAGTGGACCCGAGGCTGCAAGAAATACATCTTGGAGTGCATTAGAAATCGAATCTATAACTCCAATCTCTGCAATATTAGCAACTGCCGCAAGTATACCAGCTACGCCTTCTAGAACTGCTCCAAATGCCTTAACAGGTTCGGCATTAAATTGACCGGATGGTATTGAGCCCAATTCTCTAACAAATTCAGATATTACTTGTATTATATTATTATCACCGGTAAATATTCCCATCACGCTTTTCAGATATTGACTAACTGTAAATGCCATAGTAAATGGCATTACGCTACCAATAAGTGCAATACCTGTCGGTGGTTGCATTGCTTCAATTAACGTTCCAACTGCTTCAATAATAGGACCAACAGCCTGTAACAATCCTAGCCTATCCGGAGATAATGAGCCAATATTTGCAGTTATAGTTTGTATTAGTTCAGACATTAATGGACCTATTCGATCCATAATTTCAATTATTTGATCAAGTGGACTATTAACGGAAGCTACTAAAGCTAATAGTCCACCAATAACAATACCAACTGGTCCTGTAGCCGCCAACATTAATGGCAATATCATAGTTAATGATGATGCCAAAATCATATCAACAAATACACCCATAAAATTAGCTAAGGCATCGACTACATTTACGAATGCAGTTAATTTTGCTTCTAGTCCAGCATCAATATTTGGAACGTTTGTATTAATGTCATTAATAATCGATTTCATTCCAGTCGATATTCCGCCAACTATAGAAGCGAGTGCTCCGAATCCTAATATTATAAGAGGTGCTGCTAATGACAAAACACCCGCAATAAGAGCAGCGGGCATTAATGCCGACGCACCAAGCAATAATACTTCACCAGCAGCCATAGCTTTAACTGCTTTGTCAATATCTTCTATTTTTACATCATTAAATTCTGATATGATGTGTTTCATTAAGAATGCTACGCCGGCTACTAAGGAACCCATTACTACTAGTCCAGCTCCAGCTACTAAGGCACCCACAAAGGCAGTACTGGATATCTCAGCTCCCACAACACCCATCACATGAGCTAATCCAACCATTCCCAATAGAAGTAATTCACCAGCAGCCATGGCGGCAACGGTAACACCAACTTGAGCCAGGGTAAATCCTCCGAGCAATGCAATAGCTGCTGTCATCATTAGAGCTATAACGGGAATCAACAAAGTCAAAGCAGCAAATATAGGTAAGGAAGACAAAAGACCTGGTACACCACCAGCGGCGGCCGCCCCAGCTTGAGCAGCCGAGGTTGTTGTAGTTGTAACTGTTGTTAAACCTCCAGAAGCACTAATGGTTTGCACAACGGTTTGAACTGCTTGTTGACCAGCAGTTCTTACAGCACTTGAAGCAAATCCTCTAGTAATACCATCAACGGCGGCTTTGGTTATTCCGCTTGCAAGCCCGGCAGCTAAACCGCCGAACGCTGATCTTAATATGGCAGGACCAAACAAGAATCCCCATATCATCAACTTATTTTGTTCATACCATTCAGAAACTTTATTAAAAGCAATTGAGAAAAGTTCTTTAATTGCTTCCCATAGAGGAGGCCACGCCTGTTTAATTGTTTCCCACAAACCAGACAAAATTTCCATCATTTGTCCGAGTATTCCAGAAGTATCAATAGGAATTCCTATATCACCTTTTAAGAATCCATTAATAGTTGTAATGACGGTAGTAAGGGCGCTAAATACAATTGGTATAAAAGCTTTTAAGCCGCCAACTATAGCTTTCAATATAGTAGTAAAGAAAGTTTTAAACCCTTCTATAGTTTTTCTACCCGCTCCAGTACTCGCATCAAAATGATCAAAAAAGGCTTTTTTCAACCTATCAAATAGATTTTTAAGACCGGCTTCTGGATTTGTTTGCAAGTCTTTAAAGAAGTCTTTAAATGCATCAACAACTTTTCTTAATGTAGCTTTCCATCGAGTCGGACTAAATAAATCTGCTAATCCACCAAGAATATTTTTAACTCCTGGGAACATTTCTATAAATGCCCTTCCAACCTCCCTACCGGCGTACCTAGTGCTTCTCAGCATTTGCCTAATATTCCTCATTATTTGCCTGAATTCCCTACTTCGGAATATTGCTTGCTGGAATCCTTCTACGAACGCTCCAAATAATGTTTTCGCACCTCCTCCACCGCTTTTAACTAAGCGTTCTATAGAGCCTGCCAATTTTTGCATTGCTTCAGCTTGAGTCAGTTGTTTTTTCTCAGCTTCTCCTGCTTTTTTCTTAATTTGATCTAAACTTACACCTCGATTATTTTGTGCAAAGGCTAGAGCTGCTTCTTCTTGGGTAAGACCGGCTTGTGTAGCCAAATATGCCTGCGAGCGTCTGTCTAAGCCTTCAAATGTTCTACCGGTTTTTTCAAATTGTTGCCTTAAATACTCTAACCTATCGGCAGGATTCTCCGTTTTCAGCATCCTCATTGTATCAATTTGTATGCCGAATTGTTGATTTAATCTTGCAGCAGCTTCTGCGGCTGAATCTAGATTATCCCATTGATCCATTATTCCGGTAAGGGCTTTTACTTCAAGACCAAGCTTCTTAGCATATACAGCCGTTTCACCAAGTTCTTTCCTGGTTAGTCCACCGAAATGCTTCATATCGGTTTCCATTTCGGCCATATCTCTAGAGATTTCCATAGCATTCATACCGAATGCCTCTCCAAGTTGAATGGCATAATTGCTCATTTCACGTAGAGATTCATCAATTGTAGTGCCCGATATTAGAGCCGTCCTTGCTATGGTTTTCATCTGTTCGTTAGACAGACCCAAACCTTTCTGGAAAGCTCCTATTGCTTCCGCACTTTGTATCATGCCTCTTTGCACAACATTTATTAGCAACGGTCCTAAAGCTTTAGCCAATTCAGTAAAATATTTTAATCTTTCAGCAAGATTACCAAACGTTCTATATACAGAAAGACCAGTAGCACCAAGCGTTCCGGTCATGCTCTTAGCCATGCTAATAATAGCCTTAGAAGAACTTCTTTCTAAGTCACCAAATTCTTTACGTATTGCCTCCAAAGCTTCTCGTAGTCCGCTCCCACCACCACCAGAAGTTGCTTTTTCAAATAAGAAATTCCATATATTCAGAGGAAACCTCAACACAGCCATGGCAAATTGTCCCACTCTACTAATAGCTGTGCCTAATACACTAACAATGCTAGTTAATACGTTAAAGCTCAATTGAAAGCCTTTAACAGCGCCTTCATAAGCGGCGGTGGCGGTAACAAATTTTTGAGTTTTCTCTGCGGCATCTTCGATTGCATTAGCTACAGATTCCGTATTGCCTCTAGCTTCAGACATTGCTCTAGAAGCTTCATTTCCAGCTTTTTGACCAGAGGTGCCCATTTTTTTAAGAGCTTCGTCGGCAGCATTAATCTGGTCATTAATATTTTTCATGCTGTCATTAAATTTTGAAACATCAACCTCGCCCATAGCTTCGGCCATAGCTTGCATGACTGCAAGTTGTCCTCTTTGTATCTTTGCCTGATTGAGATATAGCTGATTTTGTTCAGCCAACATCTTATTCAATTGAGCAGTTATTTCAATATTTGTTGCCATGTTTTACTATTTATGTTTATAGTGTTTATCCATTCATGTGATAATTACAATCGGAAATAAAATTTTAGAGTATTGAGGAAACATATATGTCAAAGACAAGACCTTCTAATGCATTAAATGAAGTAAGATTAACTTGGGCTGGTAAATTATTGTTTGCAACAGTTGCTGCTCGTCTTGCAGCGGCAGGTTTAAGAAAAATAGCTTCTGGTATGAGTGAACAATCAGAACCAGAAGAAGAAAAAATGATGGCAAGTTTTCCATTTAAGCTTCAAGGAACTCCAGAGCAAATGCAAGCAATGAAAGATGTAATTGTAGCATCCAAAGAATATCAAGAAGAAATTGGTAAAGAAGGTGCTACAGTTGAATCTGTTATGCAAAAACTTAATGCTCAAAATGAAGCTAAAAAAGCTTTCCAAGATAAAACCGGTTATGCTTGGCCACTCTGATTGGAAACACCTATGAACAAATTAAACACTTTATTATCATATCTTCTAAATGAAGGAAAAATGTCAGATTTCAGCGGTGGTCGCTCAGTCAGCGACAAAGTTGCTGAACTTTTCTTTGATGATGGACTTGATACAATCAATTATGTGCTTGCCGCCGTAGAAGATGGAGATCAGTCTGATGTCATCAGTAGCGTTGAACAAGCATATGAAGAATTTCTCTTACGTTATCATGATGATGAGCCAGAAATTCAATTAACAGAAATGAGCGATGATTTAAAAAGTCTTGCTATCGAAGAGATCGCAAGAAGATTAATGGATCCAGCTCTTAATGAATCTGTTGAAGAAGAAAAAGGTTATAGCGGTCCAAAGAAATATAAAAAGGTAGTTGGTTCTGGTAAAAAGAAAAGAACCGTTCGTTATGGTGCTAAAGGTTATTCTATAGCCCCAGGAACTTCAAAAGGAAACAGCTACTGTGCTCGTTCTTATGGCCAAATGAAAGATCATCCTTCAGCCGCCCGTGATCCTAATAGTCCCCTCAGACTATCACGTAAGAAATGGCGTTGCAGCGGCAAATATTCAAAAAAATGAAAAAGATAAAAGAAATACGCCGCACCTATATTCATCAACCAACCGGCTATAAGAAGAAAGTAATAGAAAAAACTTTCTTATTGCCAAATGGTCGTTCATGGACTTCTTTTATTGATAGAGTAGATGATAGCGTTAATATCTTTCCTATGACAGATGATGGTCAGGTAGTGCTCGTAAAACAGTTTAGACCGGGCTCAGAGCGTGTTGAGTTTGAACTACCTGGTGGTATGATAGACCCTGGAGAAAAGGCTTCTAGAGCCGCTGAGAGAGAGCTACTAGAGGAAACCGGATACGAGGGCAACTTAGAGTTCATATCAAGTCGCAGCTATTCTCCATATTCATCTGGTATGCGCCATATCTTTGTAGCTACCGGCTGTAAGAAAATATCAGAAGAACAGGATTTAGATCCGGACGAGTTTTTAGATATTGCTGTAGTTCAAATGGAAGACCTCGAAAATCTTTTATATGAAGGCAAAATAAGAAACCCAGACGGTGCCTACATGGCATTGCATCATCTGGGTATTCTTAATATTCGTTTTTAATTGATCAAGTAAAGCGTTGAAGCTTCGAAGGCGTTTGGGATCTAACTTTACCAGTTAATGATCTTACGTCCGGGGTATTGTGATGCATTCCTTTGCTTGGAATGTCATTATTATTTTCATGAGCCTTACTGATCTCCTTCTCTATTCTTTTTATTAGCCACTTTTTATACATGATTGGGAACTTCATATAAGTTCCCCAATCCATGCCGAAATAATATCCTAATAAGAAAAATGGTTCAAGGAGAACCGGTTCTCTATCGTTTGAAGTTAGGCCAAAAAAAGGTCGCCCCCATGGGTAGGGACATCTCCTCAAAATGGTCACAGTTCTTGCATTTAAAATCAATCTTCATATTAACGCCGGGTTCATGTTCATCAATATAATCACGAAGAACAAGCGAGTCACGAGCCGGCATATATTGAACGAAACGAGATACTAAGCTCTTATTCTCATTTCCATCAATCGCAACAATAGAGCGAAGCAATCTTCCAGTTACAAGATTCGAATTGAGCAATCCCTTCTTCTTTCTTGTCTCCATATCGGCAACAATCTCTTCTTCTTCTTTGCCATTAAGAAACTTGAAGGTGATCATCTTTTTAGAAACAGGCAATTTAAAATTAAATGCATTTGCATTTGGAGATACCGGCTCTATAGTTAATGGCTTAATTGGAAGTTCATTTAAATCGATCTCTAGTTCATTCTTAAACTCACAATTAGGGCATTGATATGTTGGTTCATATATGTTGCCATAACCAGAAGCACGAATTGCAATCATGAGAGCATTTCTATCTCCGGATAGTAAGCTTTGAACTTCAATATCTTTATTAACCAAACATGATTTAATAAGCTCTGTTATAACCGTACCACGTTTAATGAGAGCCTGAGACATAAGAATGTCTTCTTCTCTTGCTGTCATAGCACGATATTCAACAGATTCGGCATTACATAATGCATGACCCATAGGATATACTTTACCTTTTGATGGTAATGGAACAGCATCGATAGGAATCTCTACTCCCAATTCTTGTTTGGCATATTGTTGTGCAGTTATTGGCTGCCCCTCTCCAACTGCACCAGGATTTTGAGCTGCCATTTGAGCAGCTAACATCGCATTTCTTAATTCTCTATTATCATTTTCTGACATTATTCTTCCTCCAATTGATATAACTCTTCAATTGTATAATGTCAGCTTACATTGTCTAAAAACAAATATCTAATCAAATTTCTCTTATTACATGAACAATATATTCTTTTAATTGCCCAACATTAAGAACTTGATGATAATAATCCTTTGTCTTTTGCCGTTCTTCATCATTAGTTAGCTTCGCATCTAAGAAGATATCGATAACCATATCGGGGACCGGTCTATAACCCTTTTTACGGCTCTCTAACTGCTTTAACCTCTGTAGGTAGCTCCAAGTTTTCATGGGCTCAAAATCCTTTTTAGAGGCTTTTATAATAAGCTTTGTAATCTTCTGAGCGTCTGCAAATAACTGAGGATATCCTTTACGAATACGCTCATATTGCTCTAATGATTTTTCTACTTGATCCATATGCTATAAATAGAAAAACCCAGGAAATAACTCCCAGGTTTTCTACGAAAGGATAACTGTATTTTAAATCAGAACTGAAGAACGCAATTATCGAAGCGAATTGTTAGCTGAATATCTGCTAGGTCGTTACCATCATAAGCCATATCGCCAAAGTTAGCAGACTTGCACCATGCACCCTTAATGTCCCAAAGTTGAACTACTGTTCCAACTGGATCTAACATCTTGATTTGAATGTCACGCTTGTAGAAATCAGAGTAACCTGCACGACCAGAAACGCTTTCAAAGCAGAGACGAACCCATTCCATGACCTGTTGAGCACCTGACGGAGCAATTGGATCATAAAGAGTAACGTTCATTTCGCCCCATGTTCCCTTGCCGGCAATGTAGCGGGTGCTATTGATCCATGGAATAGCTGTCTCTTCAAATGTCATTTGAGGGCGAGCAGCAGACTTAACAAGGAAGGAGTCAATACCTTCAATAGCGAAGACGAACCGATGTTTTTTAAGCGGTTCAAACTTTGTTGGTAACATATCTGTTACTGATAGTGTTTCGGCCATAATTCTTTACCCTTTATTCTTCTATTAAATATATTTCAAAACAGGAATTCTTTTTAAATCATCCACGTTTTCTGTCTTTGCCAACTTGTTTATCGGTTAAACCACGTCTTAACAACATAAGATCACTAGCTTCAATCTCCCCGTCATCATCTAAATCAAGCTTATCTTGTTCTCCATGAAGTTCTTCTTCTAACCAAGCTTCAAGAAGGGCTGCTGCACGACGATTGAAATTCTCTCTAACTGTATTGGCACCACCTGGGTTTCCAGAAGCAGCAGAACCATCGGTTCCTTGTGGACCAACACCTAATGCTCCTTGATTGTCGCTATAGCCTGGAGAACCTTCTGTACCATCCATGCCACCTTCTTCAAGCACGTCTTCTTCTAATCCACCACGAACAACAATGATTTTAGCTGGCATTTCATGTTCAGGCATTTCATGGTATCCAGCACCCATACGTAATGGCATTTCATCGTCATAACCGCCTGCGATACCACATTCTTTCATATCATATCCGCATTCTTTTAATTCACGGACACGTTCTTCAGTTAAGATGCCAAGATTTGTATATATAAGTTTCATTTTTTATCATCCTTGTCCAAAGTTGCTTGGATTGTTGATTACGAAGTCCACAGAAAGGAACTCGAGGGTGCGGGTTGGTTGTAAGTAAATCTTACCACGGATTGTCTTGTTCTCAAAGTCCGCTTGAGTTGTTGTGCTTGTATCGATACGGACAAGGAAGCGATCAACACCCTTTTGATCCTGAACACGCTTAAGGATTGGATTAACAAGCTGAGAAAAGCGTGCAAGTGTCTCTGGAAGTGTTTGTTCAAAGAGGATGCGATTTGCAACTTGACGAACTTGACGACGAACAGAGAGAAGAAGACGACGAACGTTTACACGATCAAGAGCAGACTGTTGTGCATACATTGTCTTCTGACCCCAGATTATTAATCCTTCGGATCCGGCAAAAGATACGATTGGATTGATATCGACTTCATATAGATCATCCATATTTGTTCTAGAAAGTTGAACTGTAGAACGTTCAGTTGTCTCTAGGGCACCTCTTGCAAAGCCGGCTGGAGCAAACCATGGGAATGCTACAGAGTCATTATAAGAGAAGGCTCCGAGAACTGGAACTGAAGCTGGAACTTGACGTAATCTATTAGCTACATCATCACGCATAATCATATCTGGGAAATATGTTGCTCCAAAAGAGTTGTTAATATTTCTATCACGGAAGTTATTGACTGTGTAACGAACAGATGGGATTTGTGCTGAACTTGTTAACAAGTTTCCATCAGTATCAAATACTTCTAGATCCATGATATAGATTGCATCAAATCTATTTTGAGCAACTTCAAGAGCCTTATCTGTAATGGCTGGATTACGGATACCTGGGATTGCAAAGAGTTGAACGTCAACTTCAGTTGCATCTGCCATTAAGCTAAGTGCCTTGTTATAAGCAACTACAGCAGAACCGGTTTGTTCGCCACGGCTTGTGAAATCAAGTTCTTCATTTACAGCTTGATTGGTTAACCAACGTTCGTTATAATTGAAGATATTAACACCATCAAAACCGCCTTGAAGATATACGTTAAACTTAGCAAGTTGACGAGTTGATGGATCTGCCAAATCTGCTACAGATAATCCTCTTGTTTGAACGGTTGGGCTCGTATCAACAGTTATTTGACCATCTCTTACATATTCCCAATCTATAAGACTATTAACGTCTGGCAATGTGTTATTTGGGAACAATGCTGTGCTGCCAGGCAATACACGATATACTACCTGAATATTCTCGAGAGAGAATGCATTCTTATTAAATCTGTCGGCATCCAATATACCGTTTTGTGTGGTGTCTAGAACTCCCTCATTATCCATAACTACAAAGTTTTGCCATCCATTTTGGAAATTTGGGAAATAAGAAGCAAAGCTTTCAACGGTTGTTTCACGAAGAGTTGTTTTGTTAGGTTCTAGAGCAGATATTTTGCGTTCAAATTGAACGCCCCAATATAGTCCCTTGTCAGCCGTTTGATTTGGTGCAAGACCACGAATAAGATTTTGACGGAATGGAACCGGAATCTGAACTGTATTCCGGAATGGATTTGCTACTGTATATCCAGTTGGATCAACTGCACTAAATGGAGCAAGAGGAGATGAACCTGATGTTACTAAATGAGCAGGACCACGGAAACCTACCGGTAGAGCTGTTGGGTCAACATCGGCGGCGTCTACTGCATCAGCTACTTCTATACGGATGTATTTGGAGTTATTCGGATATGTTCCTAATGTTATTAATTTTGTAGCACCATCTTCTGCATCAAAGTTATAGAATGTATTATAATCACCAATAACACGTGCAATGTAATTTGGTGAAGATGGATCTAGCGTCAAACCACGGAACGCCTCCAGAACAACTTTATTCTTGTCGTTATCTGCAAAATCTCTTACAAGAAGATCGAAACGCCCATAGAGATAAACATCAGAAAGACTTGGCGTGATATTCTCTAGAGAAATTTTAACTTTATTATTTGCATATACGCCATCATCTAGAGAGTGAATCCGGAAAAGATTAACTGGCTTGCCGCCGAACTTTTGAGAAGTAATCCATGGGCTCTTTGGCGTGCGGTAACGATCTTCGAAGTTCTCATAGTTAGGAGCAGTTGTAGAGCCGCTATTTCTAGCTTGAGAACCTGTAATAAGGAATGCTACGTTTTCATATCCAGCAGCTCTTAAAGTGAGAACTTCTGTAGAACCAGAAATTACAGAAGAACCGGTTGGAACAGCAAACGTTGGATGAATAACCCAATCTGTTTGCAAGAGATATCCAGCTTGTTCAAGCTTAAGTGGATCTCTGTTGAAGATAAGTCCGAAATAGTTTGGAGCTTCTATGTCGAAGGATGCAGTTACTACGCTTGGATACATTGGATCTGTGTTTGTAAGACCGTTAATTAACATAACGAATTCTTGCAAACTGCCATTAAGATTTACAGAGCCCGTGACTCCGCCGCCAGGAGTTGCTGTGCTTGGATCCGCAGCATTTGCCGGCGCAAAAGCGGAAGATAATGTAAGCAACGTTCCAGAAGCAGCAAACAAAACGCCACGAATAACTGGGACGCCGCTGGCTGGAAGACCAGCTTCTGTAAAGATAGAAGAACTTACTATCTCTGAACCAGAAGTTTCATACTGACTCATGAAAGCGCCAAGGAAGTATGTTCTTCCAAGTTCATTTCCTGCTGTTGCAAATTCAGAATCTCCTAATTCACCAGCATAACCGCCCCAATATTGTGGAATCTGTCCGCCTACTACGAATCCGGCACCTTCTACTTTTCCTATATTGCCACCAGCGGCATCAGCATCTACTGTTCTTTTGCTGCCGCCACCGGCACCTAATACTCTAATAAACGTGGCGGCTTGAGCGTTTCTTAACCACTCAGATACAGCTAACGGACCCACATATACATCATTAGATGTTTCTCCAAACGTTGCTTGGAAATCGTTATATGTGGCTACTGTCGTTGGAACAAATGCTGGACCTGCAATTGCAGTACCTATGACGCCCGCAGGGATTCCAGATGGCTGGATTGCTGTAGGACCAGTTAGGTTTATTGTTCTTGCTGATACGCCTGCTGATTTAAATGATATCTGAGTCATTTTATATTGCCTTTTCTTTTGCTTTAGTTACTAATATTAACTATTGCTATCAACCGAATTGAACGCCTTCTCTCGTGATTATGAAGTCGATTGCAATGAATTCTACTGCCTTAACTGGAAGCAAGTAAATCTTAGCATTCATTCTATTATTTTCACGATCTAAGGCTGTATTGTTTGTTTCGTCACAGACAACCTTATATTGTCTTAAACCACCACGATTTTGGACCAATGATAGGATTGGAGAAACTTTAGCAACAAACTCTTGATAAAGAGACGGTGTAAGTTGTTGCCAGATTAATCTGTTGCCAACGTCTATTACTTGACGTTGAACGTCCATGATCATGCGTTGAACATTGATGCTATCTAGAGATGTTTGAGCACCATCAAGTGTCTTTTGTGCAAAGATTACGTAACCCTCATTTGGGAACTTGACGATTGGATTTACTCTTACAGCATATAACTTCTCACGTTCATTTTGATTTACTCTTGTTCTTGTAAGAGATACGAAGTTAAGTGCTGCACGATTAAACCCGGCTGGTGCGAACCAGGGGTAGGAAACCTTGTCATTATAACCTAAAGCAGCTAGAGAAGCTACAGTAGCCGGAACAGTTACTTTCTTTCCAGTAGATGGATCATTCATAACTACATCTGGGAAATAAGCTGCTATAAATGTATTATCGAGAGAACGTGCATCAAATGCATCAGCCGTTTGTTGAACATCAATATAAGAGCCCGTTCCAGATGTTTGTCCGTCAAATATTCTATCTCCGGCTGAGTTATAGTTTGGAACGTCCATCATATAGAGAGCTAAACCATAACTAGATACTGCATCAGATGCATAGTCAGTTACAAACGGTTCACGTTGACCCGGGATTGCCAGTAGATTGATATTGGAAGCGATCGGATCTGTGATTATATTTGCTGCAACACGATAAGAGTTGATTTGATTATTTTCGATACCTACACCATTTTGATTGAAACTAAATCCTGGAGATACAAAACCTGACCATGAACCACCATCGGTTTCACCTGATGTTGATTTATCATCAAATCTTACAGCATGTTTATCTAGAATATTGACGCCATCAAATCCACCATACAATACTGTTGTAAACTTAGCGTAGTTATTGTATTTGTTAAACGTTATCGGCTGAGTTCCTTCATGCACTAGTGTTGCAAACGTTACATCTCCATTTACGGTATATGTTGTTGGGTCAACAACGCCATTACGAACATATATAGCCTTTCTCATTTGAGATGCTACAGTTCCAGTAAGTCCGCCAATTGTGCTTACGCCATTAACTGTAACACGTGCTAATGTAAACTTGTTGTTATTAAAGGAGTCTTTGAAAGAGCCAGTAACTAATACGTCAAGTTTTTCTACGCCAGCAAACTTTGTGGCAGAAGCAATGTATCTATTAATCTCATTATTAATGTTAACGTTTTCGACGTTATTGTTATTACGTTCAAACTTAACACCCCAATAGAAGCGGCTATCAGCTATTTCTAGAGAGCCACTATTTCTTGTGGACTTATAACGGAATGGCATTGGAGGAACAATCGCTCCTTCACAACCAAACGTACTAGCAGATCCGCTGCCAGCAAGACGAAGTTCACCGGAAGAACCGCTTATGTCTGTTAATACAGGATTTGTATTAAGAGCATCAACACCATGGAAACCAAATGGCAAACAAGTTGCTGGAACCATCTTTTGTTCTACCATATCGTTCATTACAACACGAATGTAATTTGATTTATTGGGGTATTTACCGCTTCTAACAATTCTTCGGTCGCCTGGATCTTCAACATCGAAGTTATAATAAGCTTTTGCATCGCCAATTACTTTAGCAATATACTTTTCACTATCCGGATTAAGACTAAGATCAGTAAACTGTTCAATTATTTCCGGATTTATGTCGTTATCATCAAATCTTCTAACAAGAAGAGAGAACGTTCCATATGGATAGACTGGATTTGTTGAAGCTTGAAGATTTGCGATAGATATTTTGATCTTATCATTTGCATATCGACCATCATCAATCGATTCAACATGGAACAAATCATATTCTGTTACGCCATATGGCTGAGAAATAAACCCTGGTGATCTTGGAGTAGTGAAACGTGTATCATAACGTCCAAACAACTCAAGGAATTCTGTTGTTGGCAAACCGGAGTTGGCAGCAACGTTATCACTACCAGAGGCAATAAGAACACCGGATACTGTATTTTGAACTACAGTAGCAACTTCATCATCAACTGCATAATCTAGATACAAATAATGTTGTTCCTCTTCAAATTTGGAAGGATCTGTATTGAGAAGCTTGGCAAAATATAAATCAGATGTTGGATTAAATGATGCAGAGAATATTCTTACGCCAGTAAAACCATCGTCTACTCCATATGAGGCACCAAGAGATGTTGAAATTGCAATTTTGAAATAAGGTTCTTCTGAGCCGGCAGGAGTTGAATACACGGCTGTATCATCCATTAGTGAAGAAAATGATTCATTAGAACCAGACATAATCATAACTCTGGATCCGGATGCTGCAAATATTATACCACGGACAAGATTTGCAAAGCCAGGATCCCCTGTGAAGCTATCATTGTCTGTAAAAATTGGAAATCCGGAAGGAGCACTTTCTCCGGGCTGTAATTCGTGACGTGCAACTAAAAACTGCACAGCACCTAGAGCTCTCGAACCTGCCCCGGCTGTAGTCCAATTAGAAGAACCTGATACTTTAAATCCCGCATTTTTGACAATTCCGGCAGTTTGTGTTGCGGTAATATCGGCTAAACTTGTATTTGCGCCTGCACCAAGAACTCTTACGAATGTTAAAGCAGAACGATTTTGCAAAAACTTTTCAACAGCATATGGAGCTGGAATGCTTGGATCAAAACCACCAAACTTCGTATTGAAATCTGAAAAAGAACCTAAAGTATATGGAATAAATGCTGGTCCCTTTATTGCTGCACCGATTACGCCACCTGGAATACCTGTAGGTAACACAACTCTAGCGGTTAGATCGATTTCACGATCATAAAAGCCTGGGAATTTAAAAATTTGATCTGCCATTTGGGATATCCTTTTTCTTCAAATCGGAGGTTGAAGCCTTTTCTTTTTTTAATTAGAGCTACTAATCTACTATTTCTTCATTTAGTCGTTATTAAATATTCTTCTAGTGTTTCAATATCTGAGGCAGCAAACACAGTTTCTCCTTTCTTTTGATTTGTATCTAAAATAGATACATATTTCTTAGTCTTTTTTCCTGTTTTTGCATCAATTAAAGTTTTATTTACTGCAAATCTTTGTTGAGTTGTCGGTGTTTGAGCCGTTTTCGGATTAATATTAATGTCCGTTAATGTAAAACCATCATGAACTGTATCTTTTTGAGGGGGTCTTTCTAAATGTTCCTTTGGTTGAACATCTCCAGCTATAGCCACGTCAAATACTATATTTGGAGCACTTATCCATCTTCTTACAGGAACAGCGTTTGTAGGAGCCTGAGCAGCCAACAAATAACCCTTAACTGTTATATTGAAAGTATACTTGATAAGACGCTCCTCGCCCTCAAATTGATCAATATTCTCTCCATTGTTGAAAGTATCCTCAGTATATGCCAAAAACCAATAACCCTTGTCGGTTTCTAATTTATGTCCACGAAACTGTGGTAAGAACGAAGTCATATACGTTTGTATGAGATATGTCATATGCTGAGTGTAGTTTGTCCAAAATACTACCTCATACTTTGCTGTAAAGAACTGTGGCTGCGGAATCGTTATTATCTCATATATGTTGTTTGCAGATATACGGTTCTCTAATAAACCACCCTGTATTACCTCTATAGTATTGGCATCATCTCCAGTTGGTCGTGAAGAAGTTGGCAAACCAGAAAGAACGTTCTGTAAATTCTTCAATCCCTGTTTGTTAACAAGATTTTGATAGTCTCTATCCTCTGGGGACAATTTTCTTTTAACTGTTAAAACGCCCGTTCTTGCATTCATACCACGTGTGTATATGTCATCAGGGGTTTGTTCTATAGAAGTTCTTCTGATAGAGATAGCGGGCAATATAAGAACCTTATTCTTATCCCTCGGTGGCTTCAATCTCTTCGCTAATGCGAATCTTTCGCCAGTAGCAAATATAACATATGGCTTCTTTATGTTTTGTGGACCCTTATTAGCACTCATTGTAAATGTGTTAAATCCAATCGTTTTATCAAATAAACGATGGATTGCAATATCGATATCCTCAATACCAACTGGAGGTATTGTAAAATCCAAAGATGGAGAATTCTCATAGCCGCTATCTAAGTGATCTTTTGGATTTCTCGGATCTTGCGGTATGTTTTGACGGGTTACATTCTCTTTTGGATCAGCCATATATCTAAATATCAGTCTTCATTATAGATATCTACCGGTTCCACGTATGTTGGGCTATTATTATCAAAAGAACTTGCTTCCTCTGGCTTATGTGTAGGATCTGGGTCTGCATCTACGTTAACAATACGAGCGCCCTCCTCCAAAGCTATTGGTGCCATATCTTCTGCCAATCTATCACGCATCTGACGACGATCAAGAGTCTCGCCTTCAATATTCTCAGTTAAACCACGTTGCTGCTGCCAAACCTTTGTAACACTATTGTCAACATACTTAACGCCTTGGTCTTTAAGCATCTGTTTAAAGATATTAACGTCAAATTGTCCCTTACGAGCTACTTTACCCTCTAACTTATAACCGGTTGTATATTCTACCTGTCCATATATGTTGTTAATAGGAATAAACGTTACCAACTCATATAGTTGATCACCATAAAGGAAGAAATCACCTTCACTTAGCTTATAACCCTTATCTAACAAATCACGAGCTTGAACAAACAACTCAAACTTATTGACTTGTTCATTACCAAACTGATTCCATTTTGTTTCCCAGTTAGGCTGACCTGCTAATACGTCCAATCTGATTGGATTCTCAAATATTTTTTCTACTGCCTCTTCATATATTGGATGAATCTGAGTTTTCATGGTAGAGATTGGATAATAGATGATCTGTTGACCAATAACGTCTTTTATGACCTCTTTGGTTACGTCATTGATAAACTGGATCTCTCGGCTGGTTATGAATAAGCGTGAAATATTAACCTACTACTTTCCAGCCAAACAAACTATTACGTTTGCCATTTGCCAATTGGTTAAAAGAAGAAGGATTTAAATTATGAAGCTCGGCAAATTCTGTTAAATTAGTAATATTATCAAATATCTCACCAGATGGTGAAACTATACTCCATGTTTTTTTCAATGATTGAGGACGAATTGATTTACCGTTTTTTAAACGCCAACCTTTATAAGTTTTTAATTTTCCATTAATTAGAGAACTTAAATGTTCTTTGCGTAATCTATGTTTTCTGGCAAAATCGCACAAACCGGCAGCCAAAAAATATTCTGTGCCGTATTTGTCAATTAGACTAACATTAAACGTTTTTTTAGGTGGACTTTCTCTGCCAATTTCTTTGCAAACGTTATAACAATGATTACCGTTATCCCAAAGAACGTTAACATATTTTTGTTCTATATTTTTTAACTCTGATTCATCACAATATTCAATAACAAAAAATTTAAAAACAGAAGGCATTTTATTATAAGCAGCTTGTAATTTGGGATTTGCGTGAGTTCCATTTTTAAGACAATAAAAATGTTGACTTTTTCTACGATTTAAATCATTGCTACTTCCAATATAAACGTTTCCGTTTTTTGTATTGACAATTTGATAAATTCCAACTTGTGTTTGCAACGTCGTCATATAGATAATTATGTATATATTAACTTATAGGCTTAAGCAAGCCATAATTTCACGTCTTTGTTATGAGTAGTCTACTCATTTATTATATCTCTCTCTTGCTGCTGCCAGTTCTCCAGGACCGACTTGCTTTCTTTGTTTACCATATGGCTCTCGTTCACCTCGGGGTTGAGCATTTCGGGCAGCGACCATATAACGTTGCACTAAATTATTATAGATTTCAAACAATCTTGTTAATGAACTTTCAACTTCTGGTGTGTCAAAACGATGCTTAAATTGATCAAGTGGCATGTTAGTTAATCCCACAGATCGTGAATATCCTGCCATTATTTTTTCTACAATTATTTTTATATTGGGTATTTTTTTTCCTTTTGTCACATAATCGGCTAAGAAATCACTCATTCTATTACCGAGTTCTTCTTCATCTTCAGATGATTGTTTGTAGGCAATCTCTGGTTCTTGGCTGGTATCAAATCCAAGTGGTCTATAGCTATACGTAGTCGCATCTTTAAAGTTCGGTTCTTGATTGTTTTCAGGACGCCGAGCCCAATATCTTCTTGCAATATGCCCCGGAGCAAACTTATCAGATGGCATTATAGAAAAATATATCTGGTTGGCTATCTTTTCTTTATCGGCTATCCGTATATCACCCATTTTATTTTCAAATTGATCTAAAAACCAATATCGGAACTCCCTATCATCTCGGAGTTCAAAAGGCTTTTCAAAAACTTCATTTGGAAGTAAAAAGCCAAATTCTTGTTTAAATGCATTATTGACCTTATCTCGCATCTTCTTATCAATAACAATTTTATTGAAACGTGAAGGAGTGATATCGTATTTTTTGCTTTTAAGAACACTTTCACGGCGTCTACCAAAGGCTTTGGCTATATAACCGGTGAATGCGTGCATGAGATCATGGCTTTCATCTCCGGCACTCATAACGGGCATTGGAATAGTTGGATCTAAGTAAAGTTTAAAGCTATTCCCGCTATATTGAAATGACATACCTTTTTTTTGTTCGGTTGGGGTTGTCATTGGTGCCCAATTTTCTCCACGACCACCACCTCGTCCTCCAAGTCCACGACGTGCATCTATGATATCAATAGGTGAGGCACCCGGCAAGGCTTCGCCTTCATATATTAACTTATTGATTGCTTGAGCAAAAGCATACACTCCGACCATAGATGGAGACAAACGAGACATATCAATGTCTTCTGTCATTTCTTCTTTAATGATTAGTCGGATATATTCTTTTAATAGGTTCATCTTTTAGTTCTTCTTGCTGGGGCTTTTTTGGTTGGGCGAGCGGGTGCAGGAGTGGGGGTAGCAGGTGCTCTACGTCTTCTTACAGGAGCAGGCTGCGGGAATGGAGATGGTTGTGGTTTGGCTCTTAAGCTTTGTCTTGCTGCCTTTAATTGTGCTGGCGTAACTTGTTCACGATCATACGTATCGGCTCTTTTTGAAATCTGCTTACGAGATGGTTGTGCTGTAGATAAACCAACCGTATAACGCTGCAACATTTGATTATATAGTTCAAATAATCTTGTTATTGCTTTTCTTGCTTCTGGAGTATCGTATCTTAGCTTATATTCTTCCGGCGTAATATTTCCTACGTTAACGCTTGGACTTGGAGCTCTTTTATAGGCACTAAATACTTGTTCAACCGCTTCTTTTCCAATAGGCTTTCCGTCTGCAACATTATCCCGAATAACAACGTTAATAATATTTCCAAACATTTCTTCATCTTCCATTGATTGTTTCCAAGAAATTTTACCAGGCGCATTTTTGCCTATTCTTGGTGCTCCGAAGTTGTCGGGATCTGCTGGATTAAGTTTTGCATCGGAAATATCAACATTTCCCCAATATTTGTGTCCAAAAATACCCGGCACAACACCGCCACCGTATACGGATTTCCATAATACAGCGCCAAGATGTCTGAGCGTAAGTATATTAATAGGATTTCCGTATATTTTAGCGTTCTTTTTCTTAATATTTGGCCAAACTGTTTGACCAAACCAATCGCCATATTCGTATGGGTCTTTATATTTAAATGTTTTTTCAAAAACTGAATATGGCAACTTATATCCAAACTTTTTGTCAAAACTGTCAGTAAACTTTGCAATTTCATCTTTTTTCAAAGTTATTTTATTGAATTTGGAAGGGGTGCCGCTATATTGACCAGAAGCTTCAAGGCTTTCTCTTCTTCTGGCTATTGCTTTGGCAAGGTGTCCAGTAATCGTATGAATGATATCATGAGTTTCATCATCGGCACTCATGAAAGTTTTTGACTTAGAAGGATCAATATATAATTTAAAAGTAGAGCCGGTATGTTGAAGGGATATGCCAGATTTTCTTTCTGTATCTGTTATCATTGGAGCAGATTTTAAATCTTTTCCAGAACTAATAATGTCTATTGGCAAGGTTCCAGGCAATGCACCGCCTTCATAAATTAATTTATTTATAGCTTGAGCAAGAGCATATATGCCAAGCATATCTGGATGCAGACGCTTCAAATTTACGTCTTCATCCATAACTTCTTTAATGATTAAACTAATATATTCTTTTAAAAGGTTCATATGTCTTCTTTTTTTTCTAATTGGTAGCGTTCCATTTATCAAACAATAGAGGGGACGTTTTGACTCATCCTATAAACAGGTTATATTTTGCCGGCATTGGTAGATGCTGCAACATTTTCATTTCATTTTCAGCTTTATTAGCTTGTATCTCTGAAAGCTTATCATAAGTAAGTGCGTCAAGTTTTGTTATAATACCAGTATCACCAGTTAATAAATCTTTCTTATCTTCTCTCCCTTGAGTTATAAGGTCTTCACCATTAAGTTGTAATTCTGCATTTGGAATTGGAATGGACTTCATCTTGCTTCTTACCAAACCAAGGAGTTCTTTGCAAAGAGCTAGCGTATATAGAATAATCCAGTTTCTGCTCCATGGGTTAAGAGAAGAATACGCTATAAAGCCCATAGGAATGTTTGCAGGGCTGTTAACACCGAATATCACAGACGATGGTGTAGCAGGGTTCTGGAGGCTTCCAGACGCCTCTAATGAGCCGCTGAAGTATGTTCCCATGATGCCTGGATAGGCAGATGGAGGGAAGCCTACTCGGATCCATAATTTGTCATTATAGAATGGAATCATATTGTTTGGAGTTGGGAATAAGCGAATAGAAGTGCCGGCTAGCTTATAAGAATAATGGGAACGGCGGACACGGGAAGCGGCGTCTAACATACTGGCTCTCAACACGTCTTCGAATAGGGGAAGAACATAGAAGCGTGTATCTGGAATATAAGATTCTACAGGTAATCCAGTTGCAATAAAGTTGGATGCAAGATTTGAGTTAAAGACATATTGAATTGGAGCATAATGATAAACTTCAAATACTTTCATACGTCCACGAATATCAAGAGAACCGGTGCCCATATAAGAAGAAAGAAGATTTCCATTTTGATCTTTTAATTCTGTATAAAGATCATAATCCTGGCGTCCCATTTCTAACGTTATAGAACCAGAATAAGATTGAAGGGATTGACCATAGCCAACCTCAGAAGCATATGGCTCCGCTTGCCTTACAAGATATTCTAGATTTGGCTGAACGTAATTGTTAACAAGATTTAGATTATATTTGCCAGTTGCCGTATCGATGCTACCAGTAGGAGAACCAAGAAGATAAGACAAATTTGATTTAGCTTGATATTCGATCATGATAGCATTGAAGTATAAGGTCGCCTCTTCAAAACATGCCCAAATCATCTTTTTTGTGAGTTCTACACTTAATACATCTTCCCCAAGTTTTCTTAAAACAAAGGTAACGATCTTGTCTGCATCACTCTGGAAAGCTGGATCAGAGTCAAAGTAGCCAAATGGAGTAGGCTTCATCGTGGTATTAAATGTGCTCATAAAGCTAATTAGTATAGAATCATGAGCAAGCAACTATTAAAAGAATATATTGCAGTCCTCATAAATGAGGCTTTAGATGGTGTTAGCAAGCTTCGTGTTTTTGATTTTGATGATACTCTTGTAAAAACCCATAGCAAAGTTCATGTTAAAAAAGCTAATGGCGACGAACTTTGGCTCACGCCTGCCGAATATGCAGTCTATGATAAAGAAACTGGGGATGAATTTGATTATTCAGATTTCAGTAATGTAATCAATCCGGAGGCAATTCATTGGACACAAAATATATTGCAAAAAGTTATAAGCAAAAGAGGTCCAGGGGCGGCGGTTATATTAACAGC